ATGAAGCTTTCCCGCCTGATCCTGTGCGCTGCTCTTCTTGCCCCGTCGCCCGCGCTCGCTCATAGCTGGTACAGCGCGTATTGCTGCTCCGGGCAGGATTGCGCGCCGATCCCCGCCTCTGCGGTTCACGCCACCAAGGACGGATGGGAAATCGACCTGAGGGCCGGCCAGTATCCCCTCATGGATGCACCGTTCCACGCCGTGATCCCGTATAACAGCCGGACACTTCAGAAGAGCCAGGATGAGGACTTTCACCTCTGCGTCGTCGCGAATCGCGCGCGCTGCCTGTATGTGCCTCCGCTCGGGCAGTGATCTGGCGAACACGGGGGATTTGCCGAATACGGGAGACTGGCCAAACACGGGGGCGCAGAGCAGCTCTCCACCCTGCACCCCCAACACCCCGGCGTCTGTGCGTAGCACGTCAGGACTACGCAAAGGATAGCGCGCCTGCGCCCACGACAAGAGCGGATCGACAACGGGCCTCGCAGAGCCGCCGTTGCAGGAAAACCGCCCGCAAGCAGCATGGTCCGAAATGCCGTTGCAAGGGCTGTATCTCCACTTTCGAAGGCACCTGAGGCAAGCAGCGGGAGTCTGGGCGTGGCAAGTGGCAGCAAAACCGGATCAAGGCCGATATCGGTCGCTAACTCTCCATCGCGATTGGCGAAAGGCTTGGGTTTGCACCGCGGACCGTGAGCTGCCTCACCGAGGCCCGCGCCATCACTGATGCAAGCAAGACAAGCGCATCAAAGGCGCCCCATGAAACTCCCAAGCATCCGATCACGCGACAAGGGATATAAACGGGAGAAATCCGACCACACAGCCAAGGTCGTCCAGATGCGGCGCACTGTGGGAAAAGACCCGACCTGACAGGTTGGAAGAAAGTTCTCCGCCCGCTTCCAAGCCAGACAGAAAACTCAATCATATTGCTGGTTCGGTGGTACCGCCTCCCCGGCTCGAACGGGGGACCCCCAGATCCACAATTTGGACTTTTCTGTTTGTGATCATAGGTAGTTGGATGCCGAGAGCGCACGCGACGGGCATTTTTGGCTCCGCCGCGTGTGTGTATCACGTCGGGGTCTCATCAATCGCGAGCGAGCCGTCGGGTAGCGGTCGCTGAAGCGCTCTTGCCTCCGACCAGGATGCCGAGAGCCATGTATCCCACTCCTCAGGGTCGGTAAGAATCGCCGGCATTGCCTTAGGATGCACGGCCCCTACCTCGGCGTTGGGCGCGCAGGTCAGAAACCCGTAGAGGTCGTCCGTTGTGGGGCCATCCTTGAGCTTACGGACGCTTGTCCAGCTCGGCACAAAAATACCGGCGAAGAAGGCAGGTGCGTCGTCCTTGGGTCGAAACCAGGCATTCCCGACGCCAGCTCCGCGCGGCTCCGCAAAGCTCGTCAGTGGCACAAGGCACCGGTACTCAGGGACGAGCCAGCGCCGCCAATGCGGCGAGGCTGTATTGCGGACGTTCGTCACGCCGCGATCGATCCCAGATTTGGTATGGAACTGCGGCGGTGACGGCAGACCCCACCGGGCCATCTGCAGCACAAGGTCCGGGCCATCCTGGCGCACTACCGGGGCCTGCTGATCGGGATAGATGCCGGTGAGAGGTGGGAGATTGCCGATCCGATAGGTCAGCGCGGGGAAAAGCCGTCGCATGGCCTCTTGCGGACGCGTGCTGCTGTAAAGATTGCACATCAGGCTGGCTCATCCCTCCAGATCCATTTGACGATCTGACGGACCGGGCGTCGCACGGTCAAGCCCTGCAGCTCGCTCGCGGCGGGGAGCCTCCCCCGCATTGTCATGTACTCCATCGATCGGCACCGGGAGCACGGCCATGGTGCGACATGCGCCTCATGAAAAGCGCCCACGACCTGCACCAGATCGACCGCCCAGTAATGGACAGTGCGGCGGCACCCACCACAATAGACCGTCATCAACAGGCCCGAGCTGGCGGCGTCGGACATGTTGCGATTGTGGAATTTGTTGGTCGAGGGCGTGGTTGGCATACAAGAACATTCGCAGAACATCTGCGATTCTGCCATAGACGGAAAAATCCGCCTCCACGCGAGAAAAAAAGAAACTCGAAGCGCATTTTCCTCTTGCGCAATGTCCCATAATGTCCCATATTGTATTTACAGGGCAAGGGAATGGTTCCGGCCCGGAGGTCCAAGGAGACAGAGAAATGACCCATTATGTTGCCATCTATGCTGGCGAGATCATCGGCGAAGCCGCTAATCGTGAAGATGCCATCACCATGGCTGGCTTCAAAACCATTCACAACATCGACTTCTATGACGCCGAAGATGGTCCCGTCGTCCAAGGCTATGAACCCAACGGAAAAGGGGTGTGGATCATCGATGGAGAATGATCGCTCAATGACACGCAAGGAACTGGAGCGCCATGGGGCGCTCCTTTTCGGGGCTGCATGGAAAGGTCGGATCGCAAGCGCGCTTGATGTCAATCGAAAGACGGTCTCGCGGTGGATAGCAGATGATGCCGTTGCGCCGTGGGCTGCGGAAAAAATCCGGGCGCTTGCCCACATCGCCCCCCCGCCGGGATCAAGCGATATGCAGGATCGCGATTCCGCTTGCGTCCATGCAATAGAGCCTGAGCTGACACGGCTGCGGGATATAGCGGTCAGCGCGGGGTGGCATCCAGCAGAAGTCGCGGCGGCGATTCTGGCGCTGACTATCGATGAGATACAGGCTCATGTCGGCTCTGAGGAGACGATTAAGATGCTGAATCAAGCGTGCGGGGGCGCGCTCGTAGAGGTCATTGAAAAGCGGTCGGCGCGGAGCTGATGCCTGCCCCTCGTGATCTGACGGGCATCAGATTCGGGCGCTTGACAGCAGTCGTGCTTGTCGAAAGACCTGACAGAGCGGGCAGGTGGTGGCAGTGCAAATGCGACTGCGGGACCACCACGATCTGCGCGCAGAATCGGCTGACAGTGCCTGACAAGGACCCGCGCGCGGTACGAGCGTGCGATGCATGCCGTGCACGCCATTGCGCGATCTGCGGCGCGGCATACCTCAAGCCGGGATCGACCGCCACCTGTGGTGATGACGAATGCAGACTCATCTACCGTCGCCTCAAGAATCAGGAAATCGCTACGCGCCTCAGTGCTGCACGCGGCCCGCGACGGCGAACACCGGGGTATCGCATCAAACTCGCGAGAGAAAATCCCCTTCTCCTGATGTCATTGCAGGAGGCGGATCGGGAGCGCGCGCGACAGCGCCGTATGGAGATGACAGGCGAAGATCGCGCGGCTCGCAATGCGAGACAGCGGGAGCTTTATGCCGCAGACCCGGAAAAATACCGGGCGAAATTCGAGGAATGGCTACGCAACCTGTCGCCGGAGCGCCTGGAGGTCTGGCGGTCACATGCGAGGGCATCCCAGAAGAAATACCGCGCCCGGAGAGCGTCCTCCCAGATGATGGCAGATGCGGCGCTCCTGCTAAAAATGATGGAGAATACCGATGAGTGAGATCGTCCTTGCTGGCGATGAGCCCCTGCCCGACCTCAGCGGAATCAGCACCGAGGAGCTACAAAGGGAAATGGCGGAGGCCATCGGCGTCACGGCCCGTACTTTATCGCGCCTGGCCGCGATATGGAGCGAGTTAGAGCGCCGCGGCGCAGATTTATCCGCGCTGCGCGGAGGAGGCCTGTTTACCTATCTGCCTCTAATCGCCAATCGTCGTCTGCTGCCAGACGTCGTCGTAAGGTGCGCGGGGCAGGCGACGCTGATCAAGCAGATGACGAATATGCCGCTCTCCACTCAGCGCCGTCTCATCGACGACGGATTTGATATTGCGGATGTCGGCGAAGACGGCAGGGTGACGACGCGATCTGTCCCTGTGGAAGAGATGACCATTACACTGCTGCGACGCGCGGTTGTCGGCGATGATCTGCGGCCGGTTCGGGATCAGATTGCCATGCTGGCCCCGAAAGCCACCCGACGCGCGCCGGTGCGGAGGGGCGTCGTTCTGAAAATCAGACTCACTGCTGAGGAATACGATAAGCTGCGATTGATCGCGAGAGAGGAGGGGAAGCAGGCCCCAAGCCTCGCGAGAGAATTTCTCATGAAATCTCTGCACTAGACGTATTTTAGCGGCACCCCGCATCCACATGGGCGATCAGGTCACGCCCCGCCGCGCGGCTCTGTGGCCCGCCGTCCGCCACCAGCGCGGCAGCAAGCGCCGTCCGGGACGCCTCCGTCCCGTCGCAGACCGCCTCACCGCTGCGACCTGTCGCGCAGCCAGCGAGCGTCGTCATCAGCATTGCCGCGAGATACGTCCGCATCGTCGATCCTCCTGCGTGTGTCCTGATAGTCCTGCAGCCGATCGGCGCGCGCGTCGCGCCGACCCTCCCGCTTGCCAGAGGCAAACGCGATCAGCAGCGCCACGATAAGCCCGCCGAGCGCGGCGAGCGCCCGACCGATGCGGGTGGAGAGCAGCCATGTCATGTCATGTCAGCCCCGCGATCAGGTCTGGGCGATAGCCATGCCAGTGGTGATCGGGACCGAGGTAGACCACCGGCGCGGACTGGTAGCCCCAGGAGCGCACCAGCGCCAGCGCGGCGGCATCCTGCGTGAGGTCGATCTCCTCAAAGGCGATACCGCGCTGCTGGAGCGCCCGCTTGGTCGCGCGGCAGGGCTGGCAGCCCGGCGTAGTGTAGACAATGACCATCACGCGACCCCCCTGCTCTTCTGGAATGCCCAGACAGCGACACCGATCAGCGCCAGCAGCATCCCGCCACCGATGAGGATGTTGAGCGTCGACTCGGGCAGCGCGTCGCCGATCGCGGCGACAGCCGATGCCAGCCCGCCTGCGGCAGCGCTTACCTTGGTGATCTGCGCCACGCGATCCTCGCGCGCGGGCTGCCGGATCGGCGACGCATCGCGCCGGCGCTCCAGCTCTGCCCAGGTCCGCGCACCCACGACCCCGTCGACCGGCAGTGCCGACTGCGCCTGAAAGCGGCGGACCGCCGCCTCTGTCTCCGGCCCGAAAGCGCCGTCCGAATCCAACCCAAGCGCCACCTGCAGCCGACGGACGGCCTCTCCCCGCGCACCGGCGCGCAGCACCACCGGCGAGGCCCGGCCCGACAGCTGCTGATAGGCGGTCTCGATCCGCGCGGCGTACTCAGCGACATTGCCCGATCCATTATAACGCGCCGCAAAAGCCCGCCAGTCATGAGCCCGCAGCGCGGCATCGAGGCCCCAGGACAGGATGAGGGTGACGAAAGCCGCGAGCTGCTCCGCCTCGCTCGCCGCCATCGCACGCACCATGCCGAGCGCGGTGATGTAGCCTGCCGCGCCGGCATTGAAGCCCATGATCTGCGGCGCGCCCCAGCTGGTGGCACGCATCGCATCCTCAGGATCGCGGGCGTAAGCGGCGCGGAAGAGCCTCTCCCGGCCCGCTGCCGACAGCTTCAGGCTCGACCGATAGTCGCCAATTGGCATCCGCAGCTTATGCGGCTCAAAGCGCCGCTCGAGCGTGCCGTCGGCGCGAAACGCGCGGCCTGACGCCTCCACCTGCCAGACAGCACGGATCGCCGCCAGCTCGCAGCCGATCCGCTCGGCTGCACGCACGAAATCGTCGGCGCTCGCGCGATGCGCGGCGCCCTTCCAGGGGTCTGTCATGTGGGGTGCTCCTACCTCTTGCGAGCCAGTTCTACGGCGAGGGACGACATGGACCGGGTGACATCGCGGATTTCATCCCGCATGTCCTCCGCGGTCTCGCTGTTGCGCTCGAGCGCTTCGGTGTTTCGGTCCAGCGCGTCGATGATCTCGCGCGCAGACCTGTCGCTAACGAGCGCCGCGGAAACCTCGACGATTTCCTCCGGTCGTGCGGGCCCTCTCTTGGCGCGATTCCATCCGAAAGCTGCGGCAAGACCAAGGATCAGCACCATCAGGGCGTTCGCCGCCTTCTCAAGATCAAGTTCAGCGAGATTCACGATCCGCACCCCGACCAGCCTGGATATCGCCGGACGCACGGGCGAGATTGACGATCTCGGCCAGCAGCATCGTCGTATACATGACGACCCCCGACCATGTTCCACCTTCGAAAACAGCGGCACTCAGGATGCCGACGGCGAATTGCGCCCAGGTGAGCGCCCCGAAGACGCTTGCCAGCGCGCGAAGGTGCGGCGACCACCTGAAGCCGGCGAAGGTGCCGTTTACAATCAGAGCGAGAAGCCGCATTGCCCCGCAGCTCAGCAGGAGCACCGCCCAGAAAGCCTCATCTCCCCATCGCGCAACCGCGACGAATGACGGCGTAAGGCTGAACATGTCCTGCTGGAAGCGAAGAGCGACGCCCATTGCCACGGCTGGAAACAACATCAGCCATTCGCTGAAACGGATAGGGAAATGAGCAACAATCCCATCGCTCAAGCGTCTCACAACAATCATGCGGACCTCTGATCTTATTGAAGATTATGCTTGCCCGAATCGACGCCCTCACGGCACCGTGACCGCGTTGGTTAACTTCGGGGGATTTGACGATGAGAGCGTTTGCGCTGGCGGCTGCGGCTTGCCTTGGGATAGCTGGGCAGGCTGAGGCCATCACATACTACGGAACGGCGAAGGGGTTCACACCGCCACCGAACGAGAATGAGGCCCAAGCAGGCGCAGACATAAGCTTTTGGAGCGATGACGGCTGGAAGACAGTCTTCGTAACTACCAAAGCTGTAGGGCGTTTCTCGTTCGCGAACTTCGACTTTGGTAAAGCCGGAAGCCTAGACCATTGGGTGGGCAGGCAAGAAACCTATCAGTTCTTTGCTCCCGAATGGAGTAACTTGAGTGTGGGGGCATGGGCTCGACACGCCGAACTCAAGAGTTGGTGTTGGTTCGGATGTGAGTATACAGCCTATAACGATCCCGGTTATCCACCTCCATATGGAGAAAGGCTCATTGGCATCGCCGATGGTCAAGAGCGGATAAGATTTGTCCTCGGCGCCCTTGTCCCAGACGTGCTACCCGCTCCCGTTCCCCTTCCTGCCGCCGCCCCTCTCCTGATAGGCGGAGCGGCAGCACTGTTCGGCCTGCGCCGGAGGAAACGCTAGACCGCGTTGCCCGAAGAGGGGTCTTTATAGACGGATGCGTTGACCGTTGCGGCGCTGCCCGCCACCCTCATTCGCTCCGTCTCAACTCCGCCGGTGGTTAGCCAGACGGTATGCTCAGCGATCTGCACCCCCGCGCCCATCCTTCTGCCGGTGGAATTGGGCACCCCATACATGTGAAGCCTCCGCCCGGTCGCGAACGCCCCATTGCCGGGGCTAGAGAGCGAAAACTTCTGCCACAACCCTCCATTGAATCGGCACGCAAAGACACCCGTGGCCCCAGAGTAGACCTCTGCCAGATCAACATAGAACTCCAGCGTATTCCAGATATTGCGGTGGAGCCGCCCCAAGCTTGGTTTGGGCGATGGAGACAAGTCCGCCGACCCAGTGGTATCCTCGATTTTGAGAATAGACATTGAATCGGTCGGCTCGTGATAATCAATGTCGAATCCGTTGGCGACGATACCAAAAAGGCACCGACTTGAATTGGCGAATGCCGCCTCGTAAGGCACGCGAATGACAATCTTATGCCGAACCTTGGTTGTGCTTGCAGGCACGTCGGCGGTATCCCTGAACACAGGCCCGGCCCCGGTGAGCGTGAAGTGAGCCGCAGGTTCTATCTCGCCCACCTTCCACCCTTCTTGCCACAAATTGATTTCCCATCCCGCCAGCCCCCAAGTCGCTTCCGGGTCATACCACTCCGGAACGTGCTCAATGGGATACCACATGCGAATCATGCTCTTATCCCAAAATGAATATCGGGTATAATCTTGGCGATAGTATCCGACGGTTGTCTGCGCCGCCGGAGGGGACCGTTGCGGGAAGATGATATCGCCCGTCTGAAACGGGATCGTCGGCGTAAAGCGAATTTTTCCTCCGACGAGCGTCACGGTCCCTCGGTATTTCTCGTCGATACCGGTTCCAACGCCGGGCCGGCAGATGTAATAGGCGAGATTCCCCGGGTCTCCGGCCCGCAGGATGCCGAAGCCCATCACCTCCTGAAATTCCGGGGCATTGTCCAGCCAGTCCTGATCTGGCGTCATGCCATGGATCGCGGCCTTGGTCGAAAGATACCCGCCATTGCCTTCCGTCAATGCGACTTCGGCATAGGCCCCGCCCGGCGCGACGTAAAGATCACCCATTTTCGGCGGCACGACATCAACACCAGCAGACCGGAGCATTGTGGGGAGGAAGAACATAAGTGCCGCCTCCCCTATTCCGGCCCAATGGTCTTTCCCCGGGTGCGCCATGTCCTGAGTATACCACTGGCTGGCTGGAGGCCCGTAGACCCCCCCCAGCGCCTGGAACCGGCTGTCGTGCGCAAACTTGTCGATGCCAAGCTGGAAGTTGATATCCTTCCCCCACGGACAATGAGGCGCGAGATCGAACGGCATGGTGCGAGAGAAAAGCCCGCGACCGACTTCCGCAGGATTACTTTCCTCGAAATCCCAGAGGCAATGGTCAAAGATCACATCTTTGAGCTTGCTATCGCCTGCCAAGTCTGGGTTTTTGTTGTGCAGAGCGAAAGCCGCCCCATTCTCAAGCTGGCCGTAATAAAGCGGTGAGAACGCCCGAAGCCAATATGGTTCGGCGCTCTGATCGTTGGCATACCAGAATTCGCCAATCCTATCGGGTAGACGACCGAATTCTGCGACGCAATCCGCAACCATGTCGGCAGTGAAATGCCACTGCCGACCGGCTTTGCTGTCGTTCACCAGCTCCGTGCGCCCCGTTCCCGCCTCGCCCAGCTCGACAAATGCATAGTCCACGCCGGGGGTGATATACTCGAGCGCATTGGCGAGGATCAGCATCGAGGGATTAACCTGCTGCTTGTTCATCGCCGTGATTGCTGTCGTGGTTGATGATGACGCGACAGTTTCATTTGCACCGTTACGCTGTATGACGACGAGGCTGCCAGCGCGCGTTGGGTCTGGCGGCGTGAGGATCTGGTAAAACCGGCCCGTCTCCGTGCAGCTCACCGGCTCCGACTGCGACAGATAGGCAGTAATGACGCGCGACGGCGGCGTGACTTGCTCCTGCGTGGTGTATTCCCCGGACTGCTCGTGGAGGGCGCGCACGGCATAGCCAGTGCTTGCCATGAGCGATGCAAGGGCCGTGGAAGCCGTCAGCTTGCTTGCGCCCAAGCCAGCGGCGATGGGCCAGTATCTGTATGTGGGCATGGGTCAGGCTCCCGGCTGCGGAATGAGGGACAGAACGTCGTCCCAAAGCGTGTTGAAAATGCGCAGCCCCCACGTGGTGACCGGATCATCGTCATTGGACTCGGCAAACCCCGCCCCTTCGAACATGTGGGGATAGGGGTCGCCGTTGACTGGGTATGTCCCATCCGTGGTGCGCACGACGTAGGATTTCATTTCTTCCCACCCCGGCTGCATGATCCCCAGCGCTTGAGCAAAAAGCATGAAGTCGCCGCCGACGCCCTGATTGCGGTAGGGAGAATTGATCGCCACGCTTCGGCTGGCGCCGTTTGTGGGCGCAGACGGAATGGAGGCCGCGCGAATGTGCCACTCGGGGTCTCCGGGGACCAAAGTCCTGATCGGGAGGAAGGCCACCTGATCCCCAACCGAGAAGCCGGAGGCGTTGCCGACAGTTATTTCCACAAGCTTGTTCGCTGGCGTGTTAAGGCCGCTGTAGCCGCTATCATCTGTGACAGGCGTCCGTCGCGTTCCATCGGCGGAACACAATGCCAATCCCCGATACGCCACTTTGGACTCTGGCGAAAGGAATTCTACCCTGTTCCCGGTAATCTTGGTAATGGGCCGCAGCATTGAATTCCCCGGCATTGTCGCGCTGTTGTGGGGCGTATTGAAGGAGGCGATTATCTCCGGGGTCAGCGTATAATACTGGCCGAGAATGTTTCCGGTTCTCAAGTCGTCCATCGTGAATTCGTCCAACGGCAAGCCACGGCACCATCTATAGAAGGCGGCATAGGCGAAGTGCCACGTCCAGTGGCCACCATTCGGCCCTGTGCGAATTCCGTCGTATTGCTTTCCCATGGAATATGCGGCCCTGATGGCCCGCTTTTTCAGAGCCACTGAGGCAGAATTACCGTAGAGGATGGGGAGCATCGCCGCGACCTGCTTTGACCGGAAACGTCCATAGCATCGCGGGTTGTCGGGAGATCCCATACCGCTGCGCCACGGCGTCATGGCCTCATAGCCGCCGCCATTTGTGGAAACGGTGTCCGCCATGGCGCGCAGCGGACAAGCGAATTGCTCCCCGGCGATTACGGCATCCTCAAGATCGTCCTCGGTCAAAGGGCCGGTCGCGCTCAGATCAATGCTCGGCAGCGCTGCGTAGATAGCGTCCACGTCCAGATCGTCGTCATAGGTGACATCTTGCGCGCGCTCTGCCGCCGACCGGAACGGAGGGGGGGCGTAGTCTCCCACGCCCGGAAGGTCAGATTCCGTTACAGTCAGGGTGAAGTATTCCTCAATCAGGCCATACCTCTGATTGTTCGACGGGACAGTGAGCCGCGAGGCGACAGTGACGTAATTGTCCCGGTTTCCGAGGACGGCGGGGAGATCGGGAATCAGATCGTCATTGAACTTTGGGCTGAAAGCCCCGGGGGCGGCAGTGGTCATGGCCCGCTGATCGAAGCCGTTCACAATGCTGGTCTGCGGGGACGGGGCCACCCCGGGGTTCATCATCGCGCCGTGCATGATGCGACCATAAGCGTCCGAGGCCGTCGCGGGGGTCTTCGATGTGATCTCAATCGTGCGGCCTGCCGGCACGCGAATGACCGCCTGCCGCTGCGGGTCTGCGGTATAAGCAATGGTCGAGCCAGCGGGCATATTGCCGGAGATCGAAACCATGCCCGACGAGCTTGTGACCGTGAATGGCACGGTCGCATTACCAGACGCGGTCGTATACTCGCCCGCCGTCACGCTGAGAGTGCGCACGGCATAGCCAGTGCTTGCCATCAACGATGCAAGCGCGGTGGAAGCCGTCAGCTTGCTTGCACCCAAGCCGGAATCTCTGGACCAGTAGCGGTAAAGCGGCATCACAGCCCCCCCGCCGACAACTCGTTGAATTGCATTGCGCTGCCATCCGACGGCGCTTGCGATGCAGATGCCCCCCAGCGAACACCAGTCTTCGTCCCCGCCGGATAGGTGCCGGTGTATGCCCCTGTCGCGACCTCGACACCCTCGACAAGCAGCCTCAGGGCTTTCGTCGTTCGATTGATGTAGAGCCGCGCCGTGTGCTCAGCCATGATGTCGCCCATGCCGGGGACAGAGTGTGCGATCCGCGTAAAGCTGGTTCCGCCGATCCGCTCCTGTACCTGTATGGCATCGGCTGCGCTCCCGCCTGCGTCGGCACTGGCCGCAAGAAATACCAGCTGCAGGAAATTGCTGGCGTCGATTCCGAGAGCAATATAGCCGAGCGCGCCCGCTCTCCGAACAGCCGCCTGACCCTCCTGATTTGTGCCCATCGCGTAGGCTTTGGCTTCGACATACCCCCCTGCAGCCGGCAACTCGTAGCCGTTCAGTTGCATATTGGTGGTCGCTTGGTTCGAGATGCCGCGGACTCTGCCGCCCGTCGTGATCCGCATGCCGACAGACGACAATGGCGCGGCCCATGTGTGGTTGCTTTCGGAGACATGCCCGGCAAGGTCAGACCCGAGATTCGTTGAAAACGTATCGACAAACTCCACAGCTGCGAGCGTGTCGAATTCTACGGGAGCGCTTTCACGCCAGAATTTATACTTGGTGCCTGGCAGGTGGTCGGAAGTGGAATTTCCGGCAAAAGCGAGAGCATTCCCAAACGTCGCCAGCTCAGGGTGGTCAATATCGAACTCGGCCTTGGGGATCATCAGCATCCGAGTCACAGCGGGGGTCGGAGCCGTGCCGGGCACGATCCGAGCGCTTGTCGGCGTGATGTCCGTGACGCTCGGGGTATTCGGCTGGCCCGGATGCACCGGGATCGTCAGCACGCCATCAGACTCGGAAAAGGCCCAGTCCACCTGCGGGACGGTGTCGGACCACGGACTTTCGGCCACGGCGGGAGAGCCGACGCCATTGCTGGCGCTGGAGACCCGGCGGTATTGGTAATTCGCAGCGGGCGTGAAATTCAGTCCGGTCACCACGTCCTCTGGAGTCCCGGACGGAGGCAGGCGCCGCTGGATCTTGTGCGTGGCCGTCGGGCTCGGGGTGCCGCCGAACGTCGCAGCCGGGGCCGTGACGGCCACGCCAGCGGTCAATGCAGGCATCGCGGGATTGGTGATGACGTAAGGTGCCACCTCGGTGCTCGCTGCAGCCGCCGTGAACGCCACGGTGTCACTGGCCGTATTCGCGCTGTTTGTGGCGGTGACAGTGACCTCATAATCGCCCGGACCGGCATCCGCGATTGTCCTCTCGGTCCCCGTCCCGGTCAGCGTGATCGGATCGCCATCCAACGTCGCCACCCAAGCCAGCGTCGGCGTCGGCGCGCCGGTTACCGTCGCCGTCAGCGTGACCGTGTCGCCCTCGGTGATCGCCCCGGCAGGCGTCCGGGAGAGGATGACAGTCGGTGCCACTGCCGCTTCGGAAATCACATCCGTCCACGGGCTGTAACTCCATACCTCGCCCGCGAAGCTCCATCCGCGGTCCGCCACACGATAGCGATAGCCAACCACGAAAGTCCCCGTCACCGGGACGGTCTCGATCGCCCCCGTCGTGCCAAGTTGACGCTGCACGGAGTGAGACGCGTCAGGCGTCGGATAGCCCGCAAATGTGGCGGCGGTGGAGGTATAGGCCTCCCCGGGCAGGAGCGTGCCGGTCAGCGTCGCGGGGGTGACGACAACAGGCTCGGAATACACCGTCGCGAACGGCTGGGCATATACGGTGGTCTTGCGGCCCTCCGCATCGGTGCCGATCTCGCGCCATGTCACCACCTCAGCGACAGTCGCGGCGAGGTACGGACCGGACGTGACGCCGGTCGGCAGCCATGCACCCGCGCCATTCGCCCGGCGCACGTATTCGCCTTCCACCGTGACTCCCGTAGGCCATTCGCCCGGAACATGGGTGATCTCGCTGCCGACCAAGACGATGTTGCCGAAGACAAGCTCAGGCAGGACGTCCGGCAGAGGGCCAGTGCCATCTGCCGGGACGCCACGACCTTTGCGCGGATGCCGGCGATTATTTGACAGGTATCTGGGACGTCGGGTCATGAGGCGATCTCCGCGCATGGAAAAGCCCGCCTTTCAGGCGGGTGGAGGATGAGGATTTCGGGGGGGTCAGACGACGAAGGGGTACTGGACCACTTGATCGCCGGTGAGCACGTAAAGGCCTTCGATCTGGAATGTCGCGCCGTTGGTCTCGGGAGCGAATTGCAGGCCGATGTGGTAAGATGTCAGACCGACAGGGATGTAACTGGCGACGGCAGACACCGCGAGCCGCGTGCCGGTGATCCGCTCCAGGTCCACTGCACCGCCGCTGATATTGGCGTAGGTCGGCGATACCTGATTTGACCACCGCACGACGCGCGCCCAGCTGTTCGTCGGCGGCGAAGACAGAAACCGCCCGACAAGGACAAACGTGGCATAACCACCCTCAAGGGGCTGCATCAGGGCGAGCGGGATTTGCACCGCCGCCGCCTGCCCCTCGTTGCCCGCCGTGATCGCCGTCGTTGTGGCCCCGGTCAGGTCGGAGACGACCGCCGCTTTCGTCGGCGGCGATCCGGTCGAGGTGAGGCTGACGAGGTCCTGCGTGACGCCATTCCGCCACGGGGTGACGCGCTGTAGAAAGCTCCGGCCCTGCGGCTGCAGGTTATTAAAGAAGGCGGGCTGCGCACCGTAGATATTGACCGGCTCGACCATCTGGCGCGGATCGCTTGCGGCGCGCACCTGCGCCACGACGCCGGTCATATTGATATCACGGAGCGAAACGACGCCGTTGATATTCTGGACGAGGTACTGCGTCGTCGCGTCGCCAAAGTAGATGGTCGGGCCGACGATGCGGATCGGAGAGCCGCTGATCGCAAAAGGGGCTGTATTGTCGATGGCGCACCGAAACAGCGCCGCGTGTCCGACCCATTCGATCCATCCATCAACCCATGCGACCTGTCCGACGCTGCGGGCGTCGAAAATGCAGGCGGAAGGAAAGCTCTCCGCTGTGCAATTCACGAACAGCCAGCTTCTGCCGCAGCGCACGGTATATGCGGCGTCGAACGTAGCGCCTGCCGCGCAGTTGTAGTGCTTTGTGTCTCGCACGACGTTATTATTAATAGGGAAATTGCCGTTCGTGCACCATGCTTCGAAGATGCGGAATTCCTGAGTGCCGCCAATGCGATTGCCGGACTGTCCAAAATTGCATCGATCGATCAGCCAGTAAATCGGCACACAGGTGAATAGGCAGGTGAAATTGCACGACGCGACAACGTTCCGGACCTTGAACGATCCGGTATATTTTGCAGTGGACGGGCTGTGCCAGAAGCGGCAGCCTGCCACGGCAGCATCGGTGTAGAAATCCTCCAGCGTGACGCCATGGATCTCCGTCGCCCCGGTATCCGAGAATACCGCGCCCCCGGTGCAGATCAGCCCCGCCCTGCCGCCGGAGAAACTGCTGTCCTCGCCCTTGATATACATAGACGTGCGGGGGACAAGATTGCTGACATGGTAGCGCCGCGGCCCCAGCACCACCCTGCCCCTGTTGATGGCCTTTTGCACGACCGCGGAGCAATCAGCCCCGTCAGCGGGCGGGGCGAAGGCATCGACCGGGTAGAACTGGTCCGACCGAGGCAGAACGCGCAGCAGCACGCCGCCCGCCGTCGTCACGTCCGCATCGCTGGCCACCACGCGATAGCCAAAGGCCGAAGCCATCGAAAAGCCGACGGTGATCCGGTCATCGGGGTCGAAAGCATAGCTATCGGCCACGAGCGCCGCGACGCTGTAATAATGTGCCGGAGAGGCAAGCCGCCACCTCGATCCGTCGGAATGCACCGTCTGACCCGCCGCATCGCGGATGTAGGTCAGGATGCCCGGCCCCCCGAGGACGCGCACCGCCGTGATCGGCGCAAGGATACTCGCCGCCACGAATGCCGATTTGTCCGGGTAGGGCTGCGCGCCGTCGATCACGTCCTGCAGCAGGTCGGCATAGCCCGCCCGGACCCAAGCGCCATCGTATTCCGCGCCCCCGCCCGGCGCGAGCGCGATCAGGCGATCCGCCTCCGCAAATGCGACACCATCTACCGTGCCCGCGTCCGAGACGATCCAGGCATCCCCCAGCTGAATCGGCGAGCCATCGGGCCGGGTGCTTGGGAATGCCCCGCTGGACGCGTCCCATTCTCCGACGATCCGCGCTCCAGAGGTCAGTGCATCGATCTGCTGCTGGAGATAGACGGCTGTCGCAGCCGTAGCGAGAGGATCGGCGCCCATCGCCAGCGCCCGCTTGACTTCCAGCCGCGTCAAAGATCGCGTCTCGATGGACCCGCCCGCAGCGCTGGCCAGCGCAAACTGGTCGCCGTCGGTCGTGTCGCCTGCCGTCACCGGCGTCAGCTCTGTAATGCGCTTGTCAGCCATTGATGGGCTCCATGTCGATAGACCCCGCAGGCGGGGTGTCATGCGGGATGGGAGGAGGTCAGGCCCAGAGGCCGGGGGCCTCGTCGAGACAGGTGAGAGTGGCGGTCAGGTCGGCATGCGGCTCGACGGCAAAGACGATCATCCGCTTCGCTCCGGCTTCGCCCGGACCCGCCGTAAACAGCGCGCCTGGCTCGACCGGGATGGCATGCGTCAGCGTCACCACGGCACTGTCAGGCCCATCCACGAGACCGGCGAAGGCGATGCCCTCCTGCCGGATGGCGATGCTGCGACCCGTGCCGCCCGGGACGGCCTCATCGAGGTGCAGCGTCAGGCCATCGACCGCGACGACACGACCAGCAGCCGTCGCCACGTCAAAGGAGTGATGCTGCATGCCGATGAGCGAGCCACGACGGCACACGATGGCTTCTGCCGGGGCGTCGAATTTGTAGTAGACCGCACGCAGCTCCAGCTGCCGCAAGTCGAAGAGCGCCCGCTCCCGCGCCGCGGCCTCCGTGTCGATGCCGTCATAGGTCACCTGCTCCAGCAGCCGGGAGGCGACGGTCACGCCGTCCCGCAGCACGGTGATCTGCCGATCCTCATATCCCAGCGTGCGGTCGGCATAGGTGACCAGAAAGCCGTCCGGAAGCGTCGGGAATGCCTTCTCCCAGCTGAAATTCGCCGTGTTGCGCGGCGTGAAGATCTGGACCGGCGTCTCGTCGGACCGATCCCGATCCCAGATCACCCCCCAGACCTCCGAGACATAAGGCTGGCCATAGCCGCAGGCCGCCACGACGCGCGCTGCCTCGATCATCGACCGGCCCTCGATGAGCGCATTGACGGTGTAGCCGTGATCGATGCAGTGCTGCCGAAACCCGACCATCATCCCATTGTCGATGATGCCGGCGGGGACAGCCGCGGCGTTGAGCGAGCCCACATAGATGTCGCGCAGATGCGGGGCCGGGTTGCTGGTGACCGTGTATGGCCCCCATGTGCCGCCATCCCAGTCGCGGACATATCCGCCAGCAACGACTGAGAGCGGCCCGAGCTGGCGGTTCCGCGCCCGCACCGCAATGATGGCCAACTCGGACCCGCTGGGGATGGGCCGCTCGTTCCAGATCGACACGGAGCGCATGAGCATGACACGGTCCGACATGCCATTGAGGCCGTGCGGTGCGACCGGCACCGCGCCGCTCAAGCCATATTTGAAAAGGTCATAGACCCCGTTCCCGGCCTCCCCCTGATAGACATAGGTGATGGGGTTATACTCCGAGCGCTTGAAGCCTGCCCCGCGCGTGACCTCGATTTCATACCGCCCCGGCGGGAATGCCGGTGCAGAGAGATAGACCGTGGCGTCGTAGCGGGTCAGCCGAAGATTGCGCACACGGGTATTGCCCACCGTGGCCGGGTTCAGGAAGTCCGCCGCGCCGCTGCCGATGAACCACGAATGCGCCTGCCACGACGGAAAACCGGGCGCGATGGTCTGCGCGGGATTGGCGATGCGCCCCTCCGTCCATCCAAGCCAGCCCTCAAGCTGGGTCGTCGCGGGCCGCGCCGTCGGCACCCACACGAGCTTTATCGTCGCACGCAGAGATTGCAGCGAGGCCCCCTCGTAGTGCAGCTCCGGCAGGTTCAGCCATTGCGTCGTGCCCTCGCGGCGCACCCTGATCCGCAGCGGCACGCGCACATGCTGGTCGCCATGGGTGTCACCGCCCTGACTCAGACCTGCCGGAAAGACGAGCTGCAGCCAGTGCTCATGGGGGGCGATACGGGTGGCCACGACCTGTGGGACAGGCAGTGCGGATGCGATCCCGTCGGTGATGTCGAGCGCGCTCTGATTGTCCTCCTGCGTCGTGTAGCCTTTCAGCTCCGCCTGCAGCTGCTCGGTCTTGGTCTGCCGCGCGACAAGCGTCTGATCGGCGTCGCTCCCCCATCCTTCGCGGGTCTGATACTCGACGGACTGCATCTCATGGATCGGCGCGGTCCCGAAGCGGACATCACGCAGCCGGTGCGGCCCGGCGAGGCAGTAGACCGCCTCCACGACCTCGTCCTGTCCGTCGAAATAAAGGAACGGCTCGACGGCAAAGGGCGGATAGACTTTCCGCTCCCCGACGACGCGGGGGATCGGGCCATTTGCTGCCAGCACATTGCCCTCGGCACTGGATTCCGGCGTGTCGCGCACATCTGCCGATCCGAAAGTGGGCGGGGCCGTCAGCGCGCCGAGAAGCAGGCTGCCGACTGCCGCCGTGCCGGAAGCCAAGGCCAGCGCCGATATACTCCCCTTGGCAAACCATCCACCCGCGGTCGCAAGTGACCCGCCCGCGATTGCCGCCGTGCCTGCCGTCAGGGCAATCGCCGCGACCATGGCAAGCACCTGCTTGCCGCCGCCACCCCCACCACCCGCCGGCGGCAGATGAAAGGTGACCTCCGTCACTTCCGCCCTGGGGCGCACCATCGCCCAGACGCCGCGCGGCACGGGATGACCATTGACGCAGACCACGCCCCGCTCTGCGAACTCCTCGGGCAGATGCATCCGCGCGACCATCTCCGCCAGTGTGCCGGTGTGACGCTCGACGCGCGGCGTGAACCCGAAGGGCTCGCGATAAACGCAGAGGGTCATTCAGTTGCCCCATTGTTCTGGATAGACTCAATTACCTGCAAGCGGCGATCCTTTCGGGCGACAACGGGAGAGCGGTCATGGCAGATCCAGAGAACATTGCGCGCTTCAAAGACATGGCTGGGAGGCTGCTGGGAGCGCTCTACGCAACACATCCAGAGTCGCAGTTTGCAGATGCATCGCTCATCTTTGGCGATGATGAACCCTCTGGCGCCGACCAGAATCTTTTTGACGATACGGTAGGATATCTCGTTGAGAACGGGTACCTGACCGCTATCCCTCCGCAGGACATCCGCCTCAATGATCGGTCTTTTGATGTCCTCCAAAAGCCAAACCCGATCACTCCCCAAGAATCCATAGGTTCGTCGCTTGCGACTTGGGCGGCTGACACAACGTCAGAGATCGGTCGTGGAGTCGCCGCTCAGGCTGCCGGAGCCGCCTTGTCGCTTCTCTACAGCGTCATCAAGAGCGGGTCGTGACCATGACCGGCGACGGGAAGTTCGGAGCACTCTTTGATGAAGAAGGATATGAACGCCTTCACCGTCGGTATGCACGACGCCGAGGTATTTCCCCCCCACCCATGCTGTGAGGCAATTCCGACCGGTTCCGAACTCAATTTCAGCCATTTCCAGTTTGTTCATCTGATTTTCTCCTGAATCCCTTGATCCGCCCCGCCACGCTGAAATGCTGCAGCGGCACAAGACAGGTCGCGGTGGATTGCTCGACGTGCAGGCACCCGCCCCCCGCCACGACGCCGACATGCACGACGCGCCCATTGCCGCGCGGCGCGCGCATCAGGATCACGTCGTATTCCCGCGGCTCCATGACCTCTATCCAGCCATCCGACGCCTGCCCCGCATCCATGGCCCGGGCAACGCGGAGCAGGTCCGAAGCCTCGATCTCGCCGTAGACCGGCAGATCGATCCCGAGCTGATCCGCATAGACCTGCCGGACAAGAGACCAGCACGTAAACTTCCCCGGCTCCTCGCCGTATTCCACGCCGATGTAATCGGCCCACCAAGCAGACATGTCTGGATCCTCTAGCGATAAAGACCGGGAAGCCGCGCCTGCGTGGCGCTGACGCAGGGCCATGGCTCCTGCGAATAATCGTGCAGGCCGACCTGCCCCGTCACCTGCACGGCATCCCCGGTGACGGATTTCAGCACGTATCCCGGCATGTGATGGATGACGCCCGGCGTGCCGACCGGCTCGCGAGGCACGACGGACAGGTCGAAATCCGCCGTGGAGAGCAATGAGAGCGTCAGCCGCGCTTCTCCGGTGATTTCCCGGAGCGCCTGGCCGATGCGGCGATCCACGTTCGGCAGGGTAATCTCTGCCGCAGCAACCGCCTCCTCTGCGTCATCGAGGATCGTGTAGCCGAAAACGATGCCCGTCCACTTCTCGCCCTGATACAGATAGTCGAGCGGATCGCAGACAAGCCGGATCGGCTCCGCCAGCGCCGGGTGCTCAACCAGCAAGAAGGCCAGCAGCGCATCGGGCGACGCCGCATCTTCCAGCGACGCCCGCGTGGCCGCGGGAATGTCACGCTCCGACATCGAAGGGGCTCCCCGGATCCACGATGATCCGTCCACCGTCCTCCTGCAGCACGTAATCCCCGCTCTCCTGCAGGAGATATCCGTCCGGGATTGAGACGGGAAAGGACACGATGCTGAAAGAGAGTGCTATGCATTTCGCCCCCGGAGCCGCGCGGCGGGTCTTGGCCACCGAATATGGCGGGGAACCTTTCACGATCTTCCAGGCGGAGCGAACCCTGGTGATCGGGTGATAAAATTCGAACGGCAGAACCCCGTGGTGAAGATCGAGCTTATACCAACGCTGAAATGCCTCGAACTGCGGTATGGTGAGCAGGCGCAATTCGACGGAATAGACCTCGGGCGCCCATGATGTCTTCGGCCGCTCAATGGCAACGCCGACCTCTGGCTCAAAGCTGACGCGATTATCCTGCAACCCCCCTTGCGGAGAGAGCGGCAGGATGCAGTTCGGCACGTCACTTGGCCATGCGATCACTGGACTGCTCATCCCCGCCTCGTCACTGTCGGGCGCAGCCCTTGCCTCTGACGCATGCTTTTGTCCGCCATCCCGCTGGAAATCCCGCGGTTGACCTCCTTCATGACGAGCTTTGTCGTCTCCCGCCCCGAGGCGCTCCGGCTCGTCTCCTGATCGACCTGATCGACGCGACCGGTCGTCTGATTGACGATCTGGATGTCTCCGCCCCCCTGCCGTGTGGGAGATGACATGCTGGACGGGCCGACGTAGCCGCCCCGGGCGAAACCCTTGACGCCACCGCGATTGATCGCCTCCAGCAGCGCGCGGTTCTGCCGGGTCGCGCTCGCCCGCACGACAAACTCTCCGTCGGACAGCATTGCAGGTACGCTGTCACTGGTAGCGCTTCCGGGTCCCGAGATGTACCCGCCCCCTGCCGCGCGGACGAGAGGGACGAACCCACTCGATCCGAAGACATTCGGCATCAGGCTGCCCAGAAGACGGAACGTCGCCTCCTGAGCTGCCATGGCGGCGAGACGCCGTGCGAGATCGGAAATTGCTTCTCCGGCGTTCTGGCTTCCACTGACGATGCCGTCGAAAAGCCCGCTGAAACTGCTGCGAAGTTCGTCGGAGACCGCCGACGCGAACTGTCCGGCCTGCGTGAACTCATCCCCCAGGGATTGTGCCGCACGATTGTAGGTATCCTGGCTGATCGCCCCCGCCTTGAGCAGGACGTTGAGCTTGTCCATCTCCAGCGCATATTGCTCCGCCGCTGTACGGGTGGAGTTGAAGACCTGTTCTGCGTCGCGGGCCATTTCCTTCGCTGCGCGCTTGGCATCTCTCTCTGACTCTGTCTGCGCTTTCCGGGCTGCCTTCCGGGCCTCGCTCTCCGCTTTTCGACGCGCCTCGGCCTGCTCTCGTTCCCAGCTCGACACATCGTCCATCGTGAAAACGTTCGGGTCAGGCTCGCGGTAATTCCACTGGTTGATCTCGCCTCGACCACCGCCGGGGTTCTGCTGCGCAAGCCGGTTTCGCAGCGACATGGCCTCGAGAAGGTTCGATGCGAGCCGGTTGGCCTCATCCGCTGCCGTCGTGATGCCCGGCGCAATCTCTGCCGTGGCTGCCACCAGCTGCCGCGTCGCGTCCTCCCCGGCCACGATATTCTTGAGCAGGGTCAGTTGCTCTGCGCTCAGGTTCTCCTGTGACAGCAACATGTCGGCGGCGAGCGCCCGCAGCTGCTCGAACGCGGTCAGCTGCTCCTGCGGCCCCGCCGCGGTGCCGAGCGCGTTCAGGGCGTCATACAACTGCCGGGCCTGCTCATCGGTGAGGCTCAACTCGTCCCGCAGGAATCGCAGCTGCCCCGCCTCACTCGCAGCGTAGCCGCGAAGGCTGTCGATCATGCCCGGCTGGCTAACCTCGGTGATGCCGCCGATTGCGGTGTCCAGCGCCTGGCGCGCGTCGATCCTCGCCAGCGTGCGCTGCGCTTCGACCATCGCCCAAAGCTGATCGGTGACCTGCCCATATTTCTCCCGCAATTTCTCAAGGTCGCCGTCGGCATATTGCGCCGTGATTGACCGCAGGTCGCTGATGGCCGTATTGACCTCTTTCAGTTGCTTCGCGACGTCGACCGATTCTTCTCCGAACAGGCCCATTGCATTCGCCAGTGGGAAAAACACAGCAGCAGCCACACCAGCCAACGCGCCAACGGTGCCGAGCGGGCCAAGGATTTGCGGGATTTGCTGGCCAAGGGCGGTCAGGACACTCGTTCCCGATCCGATCTGCACCGCAAGGTCTGCGAACTGGGCCGCAGTGTTCTGGATCTGGAACCGTTGGTTAGCGGTGATGTTGCCGAACCGGCTCATTTCCTGACCGGACTTCGCAACAGCCTGCGTGACGTTCTTGTTCGCCGCCACGAACTGCTTATCGATGCTGTTCGCGGCTTTGGTGGCGCGCGCCTCCGCGCGGGCAAGTGCCTTTTCCATCGCGGCGATATTGGCTTCAAGCCGAAAGGAAAGGACGGATTCGTCAGCCATCACTCAAACCCCACAATCCCCATCTCGCGCGCTTCTTCGTCAGTCCATGACGACGCGCCCGGCGTTTTCTTGCCGCCGTGGAATTCCACCATGCCCTCCATGCAGCACGCGAATTCCCACAGGCTCATTGCGTCGACTTCGCGCGGCGTGAAGCCCGCTTTTGCCCCGCCTTTGTAGAAGGCGCTGAACTTCCACTTTCCTGGGGGCTCGTCGCCCCCGTCTGCTCCCCCACGGGGTCATCGGCCACCCCCATGACCGCGGCGGCAATCACCAGCATGGCGGGCATGACAAATGATCCGATGGGCTCCGCTTCGGAGAGGCGGCTAACAAGGGACTTCGCCTGCTCCCTCTCCATACCGCCCCCCATCAGTCCGAAGCGAAGGACCGAAAGCGGCATATCCACCCGCCACCGGCCCGTGCGCAGGGCCGTGAGGATTTCCATCGGACCCGCGTCACAGGCATCCTGCACGGCGCGGAGATGCCCGATGGGGAGCGCGAATTCATGCTCCCCGCCCGGCCATGTCAGGGTGATTTTCATCAGGGGGCCGCTTTCGCCGTCCGCGTCGGGGTGCCGTCGAATTCGAACGCGATAGACCGGGCATTTTTTTGGCCTTTGGTGCGCGTGTCGTCGAGCTGCGTCAGGATCGCTGGACCGGTTTCGTACTCGGTATCGCCGACAGCAGCGTTAAGGTGCCCGACCCGCACGTTCTTGACGCTGCCCGAGTAGTACCAGTCCATCAGCATCTCATGCGACTGCTGTGCCCACGTCGCGTCCGAAGCCGAAACCGTGACGTTCAGTGCGCGGATGGAACGTTCGGTCGAATACGGGATGCTTTCATCCTCGCAATCGCCCGGTACCTCGGATGTATCAACCTGCGTCGCACGGCTGATAGTCACGTCCTTGAGCCCGCACACTTTGGCATAGGTGCCGGGGGTGGCAGTCTCAACCTCAAGTACAAGCTGGTGGAAGAATTCAGTGATAGGGGCAGCCATTTCACGTTCTCCATGGCAAAAAGGCCGCCGAGGCGGACCGTTGGTTTCGGTTGTGAGGTGGTCAGCCCTTGCGGACCGGGATTGCCGCGCCCGCCTTGATGGCAGCAGCTATAAAGTCGCGCGGGAAACTCTGCGGGGTTGGCTTTGGCTTTGCCCCGAACCCGACATTCTTCTTGTGCCGGCGCCAATGGAATTCACGCAGGAACAGAGCCCGCGTCTGCCAATCAGCCATTAAACGCCTTCTTGGCAGCGCGACTGATTCTGGCGGACATTCGCTTCCGCCCTTCTTTGCGCTTCACCCGGATAGCATGGTAGAAGAACGGATTAGCCGGCATTTTCTTCGTTCCGAACTCTTGCAGCTTGGCTAGCTGGAACTTCATTCCGCGGCTGTTCGTCACCATCGTCTGCGCGCTGCCTGCATAAATCGTAATGCGCCGCTCACTGTCCGGGCTCCCTGCCACCGAGCCAACCGATATCGAGCCCTCGGGCGCATCGCCCCACGTCCACCCGATGGACGCTGCCAGCCTGCCGCTATCCTTCGGCACAAGGCGACGCATCATTGCGACGATCTCGTTTGCGTTCTGTTCAAGCGTCTGCGTGGCGGCCTCCTGCACCGCCCGTGGCAAGGCCCGGAAGCGGGCGCGGAGCTTTTCCAGACCCTCAACCATCAATCATTCTCCTCGATCAGTGCTTCGACCTGCACCACCCCATGCGTGGTGATGCCGTCGGGGTCACGGAATACTCGGACCATCGGCACGCGCATTCCGACCAGAGCGTGCGCTCCAAGGTCTGCGTCGTATCCATGCAGCGCCTTCTTTACCGCTTCGCAGATATCCTTGGCCTCGCGCTGGCCGTCTTGCGCGGAAGACCAGACATCGATCTGGATCGTCTCGACCCGACCGTCGATGCAGTCGGCATCGTCCTCTTGCCAATCGGACGGGCCGAAACTGATATACGGCGGAACCTCCTTTGCCCGTGGCGGATCGCACACGCGAACCCCGAGGGAAACCAGCGGTGCGAAGGTCGTGAGCCGTTGGAGGATCAGCGTCTGCAGAGCATTCGACAGACCGGGCATCAGACAGCCACTCCCTTCTCCACGGTGAGTTCGATGTCGGCGCGATCGTCGCTTTCCACCATCGAGCGGATGTTGAATTCGTCACCGGAGCGGATATCCCGCATCCGCCATTCCGTGGTGATCAGCCGGGCGATCGCGCTGGCCGGGATGGTGACGACCGCAGGTTGCCGACCGGCCAGCCGCGCGGCGATCACCGTCTCGCTGCCGCGCAGCCAGCGGATCGCTGCATAGGCCTGAAGGCGTTCAGTCCAGCCCATCAACTGACCGCCCTGCCCGTTGGGCGTGGCGACCGGTTCGTCGAATGCCACCCGGAAATTCCGGTCTCCCGCCGCGTTCACAGCTGCTTCCTGCGCTTGCTGCCGATCAGCACTTCCGCGGCGAACGGTACCGACAAAGCCGCATCCCCGACCGTCTCGCGACGCACATACCAATGCGCAACCAGCATCTTCACCGCCTGCACCACTGCAGGAAGGTCGCCCTCCGGAAGAGCGCAGGTGTAGAGCACGGTAATGTCGCTTGCGTCCGCGGGACCGGTCGCGTCGACGATGACGGCCGAACCATCGAACCGGAGTGTCGCATCCGGCACCGTCTGTGACGTGCCGGCGGCATCCTTGTATGTCACGGTCGCCGCAGTCACATCCGGCAGGGCGAGACGAAAGCACCCCCACGCAGGGAAGGTCTCCTGCCAGCCCTGCGACAGGACCGCCCGGCCAAGGACACCGGAATAACCATCAAGCCACGACACGGCCGCCGCCTCGTAAGACGTGATCAGGGCGTCATCGTCGTCATGCAGGACGCGGAGATGCTGCTTCAGGTCTTCGAGGGAGACAACGGGAGTTGACGGGGCGGTGATCCGGACAGGATTCATCGGGGGAACCTCTCTGCTCACAGAGATGGCCGGCGAACCGGCCACCCTTGGTCAGCAGATCAGGGCGTGACCGGCTCGATATCGCCGTAGACAAACGCCTCCGGCCGGTAGACGGCGAGGGCGAGCCGCTCTTCCGCCAGGATGGTGACGAGGTTGCGCGTGAAATCGTCGTTCACGTAGCCGACCTCGATGCGCGCATCCCAGCGGTCGAACAGCTGAGCTCCCATCTTGAAGGCCCCGGTCAGGAACTTGCTCTGCGCGATTGCCTGCGTCTGCACAACGGGTAGACCCCAGATCGTCGGCTGCACTGTGCCTTGCGGATTCGCGATGATGTACCAGCCCGAGGCGTCCTTGGTCAGCTCGATGGATGCCCAATCGACAGGGTTGAGCACCACCCCAGTCGACGGAAATTCCGCAAGGGTCGCCTGAAGCATCGCGATGCGCAGGACATCGATCGAGGTCTCTGCGGCAGGGGAACCGGAGGGTGCGGCAAAGGGCGACGCCTGCGGGATGATCCCGTGGAGGTTCTGACCCGTTCCGGTACCGTTGAGGAGCTGGTTCTCCTCGACGAACTTCAGCCCGTAGATCAGCCGCCCATCGATCAGGGAGCGGAGCTGCGAGAAATCGGAAAGCGCCTGCTTCGACGCCTTCATCCAATGCGCGATGACTTTGGCCGAAGTCGAAACCGACTCGAGCTGGATGTCCGAAGACGGCTTTGCATCAGTCTCGCCGACGGGAGCCGCATTGTTGGTGAAGCCGGTTTCCTGCACATACTCCAGCGTATTGCCGTCCATACGCCCGGCCGAGATCAGGTCACGGACCGTCAGCCGGCGCTGGGGCAGTTCAAGGATGACGGGAAGGCGGGTCGGCGTGATCGCAGCGCCGATGGAGCCTGCGGCATCGGCGTCCGAGGTGGTGATCGTCGCCTTGACCCGCAGGTCAGCCCGACCGATCGACTTGGCGAAGTCGCTGTCCGCGAAGGACTTGAAGCCCTCGCTTTCGACGAACTGCTGACCGAACGACTTGTGCTCGACATCATCGCCGTTTCCGCCGCGCGCCGCCTTCTGCTCCAGTTCGTCCAGCTGGGTCTTGAAGCCGTTCATCTTGACGAGCGCTTCGTCCACCTGGCCCTTGAAGGAGGTGGTCAGCGCCTCACCGGCCTTGGCCTTGCCGAGCGCCTCTTCAGCTTTGCCCTTCACGTCGTCCAGCGCCTGCTGAAACGCGGTTTTCACTTCCGCTGCCAGTTCGGCAGCCGATTTCGGGTCAGACATGGGTATCTCCTGATCGGTTGGGGGATGGGGCCTCAGCCCCGCAATGCGGCCCAGAACTGGTCCGCCTCACTTACCGCTGCGGCAGGATCCCCCTGCCCTTTCAGGTGAATGCGCGCGGCACGCTCCGCCTGCGAGTTCGAGAGGCCAAGTCCCTTGGCAAGCTTCTCGAACTCCCGCTCGGTCAGCCGGTCCCCGGCCGCGAGCTTATTGATGATGTCGTCGCAACCATCGGCTTTGACGGAAGAAATCCGGGCCCGCTCGTTCATCGGGAACGTGACGGGCGAAACCTCGTAGAGGTCAACCTTCTCCAGAAGCCGCATATTGCCGTCGGGCGCGGACTTGAGGGTCATGTATCCGATCGACAGGGCACTGAGCGCGCCCGCCTTCATGAGTGCGAGCACCTCGCGCGCCCGGGCAACCTCGAGCACGAGACGCCCCTTGGCGCGCAGCCCCTTGCTGTCCTCGGCCAGATCCTCCCAGACGCCGATCGGCTCGCTCGGGTTGTGGTTCCAGAGCATCTTGACGGTACGCCCGGTCTGCCGCGCTTTGGCGAGGCCTTCGACGAAGGCGCCCGGCATCACCTTGTCGCCGCCATTATCGACGTTGCCGAAGATCGAGGCATAGCCCTCGATCACGCCCTCGTCGGTCAACTCCTTCAGTTCAAGCGGGAAGGCTTTCGTTTCCATCATCGTCCTCCTGTCCCGCCTGCGTGATGGGGACGTTCTGCATCTGCATCCGTGGCACGTCGCCGCCGGGCACCGGCGCCAGGTTCTCCAACCCCCGGATTTCGTTGATCGTCATCGCCCCGATGTTCGCCATCGCGACGTAGAACGCCGACCGCGACACGCTGTCGCCGCGGAGCAGGCCTTCGAGGTTGAACTTGACGAATACGCCCTCGCCCCGATCCGCAGGACTGAGGAGCTGCTGCTGCACCGCCTGCTCAATCCGCTTCAGGCGGCGGCGCAGCGTGAACTTCTGGAACATGAGCACCTGTTGCTCGACGCTGGTCGGCCAGGCGGTGGAAGCCCCGGCATGGCCGATCATCACCGGCGGCACCCCGAAGAACCGGCAAATCTCCTCGACCGAGAACTGCCGGGTCTCCAGCATCTGCGCATCTTCTGGCGAAATGGCGATCTGCTGATACTCCATGCCCCCTTCGGCCATGAAGGGGCGACCCGCATTGATGGCGCCGATGTACTTTTCGGCGACGCGCTGCTCTGCCGTCGCGCGCTGTTCCGGGGTCAGCCACTCCTTGAACTTGATGACGGCGGAAGGACGCAGGCCATTGCGGAACGTGCGCGCCGCGGCCTGCTCGGTCGCGATCGCCCCGGACAGGCTGTTGCGCGCAACGGCAAGGGTGCCCATACCACCGAGAGGATCGCCGCCCGGACCCCGGATGTGCAGCACATCCCGATCGCGGAGCCGGTAGCTCTGGCCATCCTGCGACCACGAATATTCCAGCGGCCCGTCCGGAAGACGACGCACCGTGACAAAGTCCGGCCGCACCGGCCGCAAGGCGACGACCCTGTCTCCCGTGCGGATCACGCGTGCGTAGGCATTGCCCCACAACTCCAGCGACAGGCACATGAAGTCCCAGAAATCCACGGCTGTCTGGTCGTAGTTCGGCGTGTCGTGCAGGACGCGATAAAGCGGATGATCGTCGCGCACCTGAGCAACGCGGCCACCGCCACGATACACCTGACACGGTAGCGACGAGATCGTGCCCGAGATCAGATTCGCGCAGGCCCATGCCGCGGAAAGGCCGAGAGTCGAACGCTCATCGACCAGGACGCCGGCCTCTCCGACGCCGGAGCCCATGACATCCCGACCATCCGTCCAGGTGATGTTCGTCGCCGCCTTCCGCTCGAGGCCGACGAGCGACAGAGCGCGCGTGATCAGACCCACGTCAGGCCCTCAGCGCCGCGAAAAAGCCGTCCATGTTCTGACGGCTCTGATCCGCGGCCGGATTCAGAAACATCAGCATGGCCGCATTGAACGTCGCCATCAGCAGGTCGATCTTCGCTGACCCGGCCGCCTGCTTGGTCACCATGTAGTTGCTCCCCTTGAGCTCTTGTTTCGCGTTTCCGACCTGCCACTGCATGATCGGCTGACCCCCATGGAGCATGCTGCGGTCCTTCAGCTTCCGCGGCAGCGTGAGGACCGCCGCCTGAAGCTTCCAGCCCTGTCCGACCGCGGTGACGAGAGGCTGCGTCATGCCTTCCGCCGCGAGCGCATCGATCAGCGTCGCAACGCCGGCGCTGTCGAGACCGATACCGCTTTGCTCCGGGAACAGGCCCGCCAACTGGACCTGCTTGCAGATGGCGACGATCTCCGCCTCCTGCTGCTCCGCGCTCTCGCAGAACACGAGATCACCCTGCCGCTCGAAATCCCGAAGCCGCGGCACGATCTCCTTCCGGCGCTCGAGCACGTCCGCCTGTGCCAAGCCTCTCGCCCAGTGCCACCAGGCACGGGTTTTCCGATGCCGCGCGATGAGCCCGAGCCCCATCAGGTCGTCCAGTCCGCCGCCATCGATTCCCGCAGTGCAGACTTCGCATTCGTCCAACATGCGGTCAAAGGTGATGCGCGGGTCGGCTGTCCGGTCCCAATAGAGCGCCCCCGGCCAACGATCTGCATGAAGGCCGACCCCAACCTCCACGTTCAGGTGCTGAGACGCGATCAGCGCCATCTGATGCGGCCCATCGATCTCGGCCTTTTCGATCTCGCCCGCGATGTATCCCTCGGTCACCGACCGATTGAGGTTGGGATTCACCATCGACCAGGTCTTGCGGTCCAGCCAACCGTCATTAGCGGCCATCTCTGGCGGCAATTCGTAGAGCACGGGGAGCAGGGAACGGCGGATTTCTCCGTCACGCACCTTCCGGGCAATGGTCAGTTCCGACTTCCATACCCCCGCGGGAGGCGCCTTCGACTGCGTGGTGATCTGAAGCAGAAACCCGTCCGGGCGCTTCCCGAGCGAGCCCTTGATCTCGGCGAAGACATCGGCCGCCTTCGACATCTTGGCGAATTCGTGGGTCTCGTCGATCAGCGTGAAGGTCGACATCGCACCGGTGACCACCGAAGGATCGGCTGAAACGATCTGGATCCGGGAGGGCACAACCTCGTCGAGCTTGACGATCTCATTGCTGTAGGCCTTCGGATGGAACATGTCCGCGAGGCTGGGATCCAGCTTGATCATCCCCGCCGCCTGGCTGAAAGCGCGCTTTGCGATCTTCTGGCTCGGCGCGATCAGCATGAGTTCGGCGTTCGGCCGCTCGTTCATGATCGCCGCGACCAGGATGATGGCCGCTGCATAGGTGGTCTTCGCATTCCCCTTGGGAACCATCAGGAGGAATTCGCGGATCATCCTGATCTTGCGATCGGGGTCATAGCTCCCGAAAACCGCACGGACGAACCTGAAGATCCACTCGTCTCCGGCCTCTCCGAAGGTCCGGGCCCGCCCCACATCATCCGGAAGCCGGAGACGTTTGAAGATTGCCAGGGCCTTGTCAGCGACCGGGTCAAACAGCGGCAAGTCGGGGATCAAGGGCTCCCGCCTGACGATCCGCTCTTTCCAATCCGGCAGAGACGTATCCCAAAGAATATCCGTGGCAGCCTCAGCCATCGTAACGACCCGGCCTCAGCAAGCTGCCCCATTCCGAATCTGCATCTCCCGAGGCCAGGGCGTTGGCCTTCTTGCGTGCCACTTCACCTTTGCCGACGTAGCGCGAAGCGGGCTTCTCGTCGTCGTCCTGATCCGGGTTCTCAGAACCAGTGTTCATCATCTTCGCGGCGGCAAGTTTCTGATCGTTCTTGTCGATCAGCCGATCAAGCTGGCGCATTGCCCCGACGTTTCCGGCGAGCGCCAGCTCCATGGCCTGCTCCAGGCGTCTGGCTTCCAGACGGTCGCGCATCTGGTCGCGCACCTTGAGCTCGGCTCTAAAATACCGCTTCAAGGTGGCCAAAGAGATGGCGACGGCGTTGGCGATCCTTTGGTTCGACCAACCAAGTGCCAGTAACAGTTTGACTTTGTTACGATCTTTCTCAGTCGCCTCATAAGCGGGACGCCCCCGCTCACCCTTCGATGACCGAACTGGATTGCCGAACAGGTCGAAAACCACGTCATCCATAAAAAAAATCTCCGAATGAGGGGGACGCGGGTCCCGGCCCGACCGACCCCCGAACTTTGGACCCACCCCCCCTTTGCGGTGCCCGACCTGATGCGGGCAGGCGGGTCAGAGGCCGCGCCTCTCCTCGCGCTGCTTCGCGCCATCGTGGCACGCCTTGCACAGGCAAAGCAGGTTGGCCGGCGACCAGAAAAGGGCTTCATCGCCACGGTGTGCCTGCCGATGGTCAGCGACGAGGCGCCGAGTGTCGCCTTCGACGTGGCCGCACCGCTGGCAGGTGAACAGGTCTCGCTCCAGGACGATCCATCGGAGGTCCTTCCAGCGCGCCGTCTTGTACCACTTGCGCCAATGGACCGCCGCGTCCCGCATCCGGGACCGATCACGCTCCGATCCTTGCCCGATAGACGACAGACGGGACGGAGCAGCAGCAAGCCGAGAAGGCATCTGCTTCAGCTTACCCATTGCGACCCCCAGAAAAGCAAAAGGCCCCGAGGACATCCCTCAGGGCACATTGAACGCGGTCACAGACTCGGCGTTCTAACCGGTCCTCGCCGCTCACCCGCTGGGCGCTAGGCCCCACTAGGGGCGGGCATGCCAGCATAGAGCTATGGAGAGAGAAACTAAGCGACCATCGTGCTCCCTGTCAACACCGTCCAACGATGCCGATCAGATCGGCTGCATGGGTCTTGGTCGAGATCATCGCTCCGAACACGTTAACCCGAACCTTCGCGCCCCCATCGGCGAGCAACTCAACAACCTCGCAACGCATCCCAGAGAACGCTCCCTCTCGGAACAGGGCAGTTCCACCCGGGTGGACCGTGAGAGCACGACGGGTGGCCGACCGGATGGCGCGCCGCTCCTGCGCAGTCTCAGCGTCGATCTTTCGCATATCGTGAAGCGCTTGCAGATCGGAGGGCTTGAGGATCGCCCAAGAACCGGACAAGCGGTACATGAGCGCCCCCGTGATGCCGCAGCGCCCGACCAACCGATGGGGGACTGCCTCGCCCGGGAAACGGGCGAAGACATAGCCCGGCAGGTAGCGGCGCGCATATTCCCGCACCTTGCCCATCCGCCGCACCTTGTGCATCAGCACCGGGTGGAAGGCATAGACCCCGCGGCGCCTCAGCCATGCCTCCGCCTGATCCTCGCGCTGCGGCGCCACCCGCAGGGCATGCCACCGCGCCGGACCCGCACCGAAGACCGCCGCCAGATCATCACCGGCCCTCACCACATCCCCGACGCTCAGCCCGGTTGCGTTAAAATCCATATCTTGTGCCTCCGCTGGGTGATGTTTCGACATCTTGTTTTCGATTGTTGTTCGTAGGGACGTCAGGGACGACAGATGATTTTTCAGGGACGACAGGATGAGAGATGATAGGGAAGATAATCGCGTAAAATCAGTGTGATGCGCTTTATTAGGGACGACAGGGACGTGAGGGACGACGTTTCCACGCTACGCATGAAGAGCAATCCCCCGCACCCTTCGCCGGGTAACACACCACACGCGCGTGCGCGCATCGTCGTCCCTATCGTCCCTGTCGTCCCTGAGACCGACACAAGGCCCTGATTTCGCAATCTTTCCCCCGGACCCCTTCGCAAGGGACGTCGTCCCTCCACCGTGGTCGGGACGTCCCTGACGTCCCTGATTTTCTTCGAAAGCGGGGTGCGGGGCGTCACAGCAACTCACCAGACTTGCGGAATTCGGCGCGGGCAACAACGGTCTGATGCTCCTCGAACCGGGTCTTGAATGGCTCCAGAAGCGCGATGCCGTCGTAGTAGGCGTCCGAGGTCTTGCGCCGGGTGAACGTCTGGCCCGTGGCCGGGCTGCGCCACTTGCCCTGCTTGGCGCTCAGGCCGTTGAAGATGGTGCGCGGCTTCCACGCGCCCCGCCCTCCCTCGTCCAGCCAGTAGGCAAAGGCCTCCTGCAGCGCCTTGGCGCGCATGGAATGCTCGGGCTTGCCCGAGACGCCGCAGACCTGCGTGAGGAAGGTGGCCAGCGGATCGCTGTCCTCCCGGTACTCGGCCGTGGCGCTCAGCACCTGTTCGGGGATCTGCAGCCCATGGGCAAGGTAGTCGCGCAGGCCTTTGACAAGCCAGTTCATGATGCCGTCGCGCTCTGCGAACAGCTTCTCGCCCAGGTCCGGATCACGCTCATCGGGCGGTATCTGCACTTCGAAGGGCACGAGCATCACGCGGCGCCAGATACCATCGTCGCCACCCCGTATCTCCGGCCGGTGGTTGCCGGAAATCGTGAGCTTGAAGAACGGATAGACGGTGATGAAGTTCTCGTTCAGCGACCGGACCATGATCGGCTCACCGCCGGTCAGTTCTTTGATCAGGCCTTCCTGCAGCTGCTGGCCCTGATCGGGTTCTGAGGTCCGCACGAAGCGTGCCCCGATCAGCGGGACAAGGTCCGGTGTGGCATCACCGCCCCCGCGCCGGCTCCGGCCGGTGATCGACTCGATCTTGGCGGAGGCCGCGTAGTCGCCCATGATCCGGGCCATCAGGTCGACCAGCACGGATTTGCCATTCGCGCCGGCGCCATAGAAGAAGGCGAAGACCTGTTCGAGCGTCAGGCCGGTCATGGAATAGCCGAACCACCGCTGCAGGAAGGCCTGCATCTCACGCGACGGCTGGATACGGTTGATAAAGCTCACGAAGGTCGGGCACTTCGCGTCGGGATCAAGTCCGACCGGCATGATCTTGGTCAGCAGCTGGTCGCGGCTATGGTCGAACCGGTCCACAATGACCTTCGGCGGCGGGGCATACATCCCGCCATCCTCTTCGTCGTTCGCTTCGGTGCGAAATCGCAGCACACCGCCCAAAGTGTTGATCACCAGCGGATCGGCATCGAGGTCCTCAAGCGGGCGCGCGATGATCGCGCCGGCCTCGTTGATCATGTTGTTGATCGCGTTGCTGTTCCCGGCATTCTTGGCGTGGGTCAGGCGGCGTCCGATGGACTTGTCGCGTCGGTCCTTGATCTCCTTGCCCGCGGCGATCACCCGGTTCGCCAGGATCATCTGATCCAGCTGATCCGATGTGCGATCCTTCGCCGGGATCACGCCGATCTCATCGAGAATCGCCGCCATGTGCTCCGCTTCCGCGAGGACTTCCATCTCCGCTTCGGGCAGCACCATGTGGTCGATTTCGGCCTCGATCAGTGCCGTCATCCGGTGCGCGCGCCGGCGCACGGCGACGTCATCGGGATCGGCGATATACCGGGTGTCGTCCCAGACGAACCATCCGACCCGTTTGACGTTCACCAGATCATCGCCGAAGTGCACGATCAGCCGCTGGCCATTGCCGTGATCATTCAGCGGCAGGTCGACACATCGCGCCGCCGGAGGTTCGTCCCCCGCCTCCTCGTCATGGGGTGCGGGGCCATCTGGGGGCTCATCTCCACCCCTTCCGGCCTCCCGGCCCAAATCGTCAGGGTCCGTGGGGGATGTCAGGTCATCGGGAAGCTCCACATCCTCCGGATTGGACATGATCGAGCGCACGCTATCGACACGGTCAGTCATCGCGAGCCTCCCGGGGCCGGTTGGGATGCAGGTCACGCCAGAGCAGGTCGAGCTGATCGCGGTGCATCGCTCCGCGCGACAGCGCGTCATCGGTCCGCCCGCGCGCAAGGTCTACCACCGCTGCCATGCGGAAGAGGGTGGCGCGCCAGTCACCGCCGGAGGCCTGAAGAAATTCACGGGCAATCTGGTCAGCGCTCATAGCTTGAAGTCCATGAGGGCTTGGTATGCGCTCATCATGCGCGCAACGTCTTGAGAGGCGAGTGCTCGCTCAGCCTCGCTCAACTCGAACTGCATCATTGCGATGGCAAAGCTTCCGGTCGGACCGATGGCTTGGTACGCCGGAATGAAAACCTCCCGGATCTCCTTCATGCGCTTCGGCAGCGCATCAGCCAGCGTTTCACCCATTTTCCTGCCCCATGAGTACATCGTTGAGGTCCACGCCTTGCCCGGCATGGACGATCTGCCCTTTCAGGCCGGGGCGGAGGGCCATTGCGCGGCGCAGGCCTGACAGCAGCTGCGCCCGCGTCATGCGCGGCTCCGAATCCCCGTCCTGTATGAAGATCAGCCGCGCCGTGCCCGGCGGCGGCACAAATGCGTCGCGGTCAGTCAGGTCCGGGATGCCGGCATAGCGCAGGCCCTCGCCCAGCTTGCGGCTGCCCGCCATGTTGCCGAGACTGACCCCGGCCCAGTACCCGGCCCCGGGCGGCTCGCCCGCCACCAGCGCGGAGCACGTCGTCTCGATACCCTCGCCCATGATCATCACCGGCGCAGCCAGGGTCAGGCGGATCGCGCCACCCTTCACCGATCCCAGCGACTTCTTGACCTTGAGCGGCTCACCCGTCTGCGGGTGCAGGATCACCGGCTTGCCCTTCGGCCGGGACAGGTCGAGCCAGGTCCGATGCACCCCCTGAAACCGTCCATTCGGCGCCTGGATCGCGGCCAGCATCGCAGGCCCCCGATGGACCTCCACCCACTGGCGATCGACCTGCACGGTATAGGCAAGGTCGGGATGATACCGCAGGCACGCGGGCAGCCGCGGAAACCTGTCGCGCGGCACGCCGCGCAGGGTGAGGTAATCGCGCACCGGCGTATCTTCGGCCGGCCCACCCGCCGACCAGATGTCCCGCGCACCGGCGATGGCGCGCTGCCGCTCCGCCTCCGCCCGGGCCTCGTTGCGCGCCCGGTTCTGCTCCGCGCGCGCGATCCGCTCCCGCCGTTCCGCGTCCGACAGCCCCTCCCGCTCGCCACACAGCCAGGTCAGCGCCGCGGGAAAATCGAGGCCGAGCACGAACATGGCCAGATCGATATTCCCCCCGCTGCGGCCGCAATGGCGGCAGTTGAACACCCGCTTGCCCGTGTTGATGGAAAAACGGTCCCGGCCACCGCATTGCGGACAGGGTCCGGTCAGCTCCCGGGCCCCGGCACGCTTGAGCCCCTGTATCGCAAGGCGGTCGGCGATCTCGGCGATATCCATCGCCAGCGCCTCTGCCGGGCGCGGATCATCGGCAAAGCGGGTCATGACACTCAGGCGGCGATGCCGCGCGCCTCTTTCACCCGGTGACGCAACACCTTCATTAGGTCCGCCTGCCCGTCGATCGTCATATTGCCGCGGGCATCACGGATGCAGGCGGTCAGGTCCCGGAACCGTGCCAGCAGCAGCGGCGCATCGAGATCGAGGTCCAGCGCCAGAGCCGCGGTCTTGGTGCCGCGGGCAAAGCCCTCGACGATCTCCAGATCGATCTCCGCGTCAAAGCCCTTGCGGCCGGAAAGGCGCCCAAGCGTGTCCAGAATACCGCGCTGCGCAATCGTCAGCTGATGTTCCGCCGGCGGCGGCGGTGCGGGAGCCGGGGCCGGAGGCGCAGTGATCGCCCCCTCCGTCGAGGGCTTTTCCGGTGCCTCTGCCACCACCTTTGCCAGCCCCGCCGCCCGCTTTGCCCGCTCGCCCCGCTGATGCTCCACCGCTTTCTGCAGGCGCTCCTCGAGGCGGGAGCGCAGCCGGAAATCGCAGGCGTTCGCCGTGCGGCCAATGAGCGCCGCGGCCTTCTCCAACGCCGTCTTGCGTGTGTCCCCGGCCGCAAGACGATCCGCCACCAGCACGACGAGATAGGCCTCATCCTGCTCCGTCCACGGTTCCGGCTGGCTGACACTGGATACCGTGGCGCGCGGCCGCGGAGGCTCCCCGACCGGATCGGCGGCGGCAACTGCCTCCCCGGTCGGGGCTTCGGCGCGAGGGATCGCCTCGGGGCTTGCACCCGTTTCCGGCGTTGACGCTGCCGGTTCGGCGGGGGGACACTCCGCAAGACCATGGCGCTGCAGGTCCCCCGACCCGCCCACCATCCCGTGTGCCGCAAATGACCGCGGCTCATCCTCGACCTCCAAAAGAATCGGTCCCCCCAGGCCGTCGCGCTCCCCGGCGGCGGGCATGACCCATGCCGTCGTCAAGGTCGCGCGCTCTCCGGGCTGCAGGCTGATCCGGACCGCACCGCCATCCGACGCGGGCAGATCGGCCAGCACATCCGCCGCCTTTTCGACACCGGCGATGGACTTCCTGAAGGTTTTCAACTCGTCGATGCTCATGTCGTCCAGATTCATGGTCTGCCCTCGGGTTGCGCCGGCACTGGCACCCGTGGCGCCCACCAGCAGGGTTCAGTCAGATCGACCCCGAACGGGGCCCATGTCATGTCGCGGCGCCAGACGAGGCCCTCCGCCTCCAGCAGGTCCAGATCGGCACGCAGCAGCACACCGTCCCGCCCCAGCTCTGCCGCCAGTTCAGCCATCGTCCGCACCCCACCCACCGCGCGTAGATGGTCGAGCAACTGGGCGCGCAGCACGGCCAGATGGCCGATCCGCGCCGCGGCGCGACCCACGGGGGTGAAGGCGCCGGTCATCAGGCAGCCGGCGGATCAAACGGCTCGCGCGCCGTCGGCGCGGGCCACTGCACGCGGCTCGAAAACGGCACCACCACGCCCGACGTGTCCGCGGCGTCGCGGTCCATGGCGCGCGCGGCCTGACACAGCGCACAGTCGCATTCGTCATCCGCCGGCCTGCGGTCGGGATGGTCGGTCATTTTCTGCTCCCTGACGAAGATGAAGAATTCTTCACGCTTTTTTTGATCCGCACGGCCACCGCGCGCGCGAGACGCACGACGGTGAAGCCCGGGAGAATGATCACGCACTGCAGGATCCACATCAGCCCTCGATCCTCCGGGCGATGCGCTCGACGATTTCGAGATAGGCCGAGACGCGTTTGAAGGCCCATGCCGGCATGTCGTGTCGGCACTGGAGCCAGTTGATGACGGTCCGGTCCGTAACCTCGCCGCCGAGGAAATCCGCCGCCTTCCGCGCGACTTCGGCCTGGGAGGGCGACCGGAACACGCGGCGAATGAGGTTCGCATTCTCCTGCCGATCCTCATCGCGACCGACAGGCTTCTGTTCTGTCTGTTCTGAAGGACTTTTCACTCGAAACGCTCCATGATCGTCGCGTGTTGTGGGACCATGTAGCGAGTGAGGGGCGGCGGATGATTGGGATGTCATTCCGCCGCCTCGGTTTTTCCGGCAGCTGGGTTGGCCTGCATATACCTGCGCAACCTATCGGCGCTTTCCCGCAGCTTCTCCGAACGCCGCTTGAGCCGATCATAAAGGCGGGCGTCACCGAGCGCGTTTTGACATACCGTCGTCGGTTTCAAGCCCGCGGCGGCGCAGTAAGCATCAAGTTCAGCTATGATGATGTTCGGATCCATGATGCCGGTAGAATTTGGCATTTGCCAACATCTGTCAATGGGCAAATGCCAAATTGCTTTTGGCAATCGCCAAAGACTAGCTTGCTTCCATGGAATTGAGCCCTTTTGCCTCCAGAGTTCAGATGTTGCTTGCTGAGCGCGAGATGAATCTGTCCGAACTCGCGCGCGAGTTAGACGTGCCTTATCATCGCCTACAGCCATGGTTCAGGCGCCCTAAAGCGTTGCCAAAGGGGCCTGACCTCTACGCCATCGCGCAGTTCTTCAACGTGGATGAGGGATACCTACTGCACGGCGGGGACCGCCGCCCGTTCAATCGATTGGCGAGCCTTCAAGCCCGTGCAAAACTTCTCGATGAAGCAGGCCAGCGAGACCTAGCGAACTTCCTTGATTATCTTTTGGCGAGACAGGAAGGCTCAGATAAAGATCCAAGCAAGTGATGATGGCATCAAATTGCCCACTTGGCAGGAGCTCTGCCGCCGTACATAGCAATGCCTCATATTCTACGGTCACTCATTAACCCCTTATAATAATACCTATCTCATACACTGCAGCCATCTCGCATCGCTTTGTAGTGGGATCAGTGCCTGAGGACAGAAGAGGACCATCGTTACGATTCGGTTAAGGAATCCGGCATGAGCAACGACCCGATCACCAACCTGACCGAGCCCCTGAACGCGCTGGCGAAGGAAGAAGGCAGTTTCGAACCGGGCCGCGGCTATTCACCCGAAGACTGGGAAGCCGTGGACAGCCCGGAGGCCACGGATGAACAGTTGGGCTGCGCCAAGCCCTTCGCTGAGGCCTTCCCCCAGCTGGCCGAGAACTTCAAGCGCGGGCGTAATCATAGCGAGAAACCCTGACCCACTGCCATGAAAGCGCCGGGGACTCGACAGAACCCCCGGCGCCCATCACCATCGCGGTCACCACAACACTGACGATGGAGATTCGAATGACAGACAAAAAGACAAACGGCGGTGGGAGCAGGGTAGACTTTAACAAGGGAGCTTCCCCTAAGCCGTTGGGCCAGCCCTCCACAATACAGAACGGCGCATCACCGTCGAAGCTCGCATCACCCTCACAGCCACCAAAAAAGAAGTAACGAAGCTATTTCAACCGGATGTTCACGCGTACAACCTCGCTTGCGGGGATGTAGGTCATGCGGGTTCCCCACTCGGCATGGTGAACGTCCTCCCTCTGCTCTTCGCTTCCATCAGGAAGCTCCTCTTCTTCCACCGCCATAATGACTGACCCGTCACCGCCGAGGTATAGCCCCTCCCAAGGAGCATGCGAATAACTCTGTCGGTTGTTGAGATAGAGGGTTCGGCCGTCTCTGGTGTGGACTGAAATTTGTCCGACTTTTCTTTTCGTCTGGACGAGAGCGGCCCATGATCGGTGTACCCCGTCTTCCCGATGAACACCAAGCTTGCCAATCGCCCAAATGCAGAAGTCCCTCAACCAGGCGCGCCAAAAAAGCGCAACACAGAGCGTCGCCCCTATTGCACATGCGGCTCTCGACCAGTCCGACCAATCCTCAGGCTGTTGGAACACCAGAGTGGCCAGCACCGAGAAGGCCAGCGTGCCAAGAAATACATCTACCGCACTGTGGTCTTGCCGAAGGCCAGCATAAGCTACACCATACGCAAGGAATCCAGCGCCGACAGCTACTCGCGTCGCAAGCGACAATTCATAAAACGCGTCAAAAGTCAT